TTGGACCGGTTGAACCATTAGCAGAAGATGACAAGTTAGAAACTATCTATAATCAAGAGTATTCTCTTAAAGAGTTTACTGATCCTTCTACATACAAGAGCTATGACGAACTTAATCTTAAGTTAACTCGTGTACTTGGTGAAGATGGTGCAGTTACTACTAGTGCTGAACAAGTTGATCTTGACGAAAAGGTTGAGTCACCGTTTAATGATGTACCAACATCGACAATGGCCGCAGAACCTGCCGCTAACACCGATGATACTATGAGTTACTTTGCTAAGTTAGCAGCAGAAGCCTAGTATAAATATTTAAAACACTCCTTGTTTTAACCCGCTTAATTGCGGGTTTTTTAGTATCCGGGAGTAATCATTCCTTCAGTAGGGACTCTTCCTGATAATGTAGAGTCAATTCCACCATAGTTAATGTTGTTGATAATGTTACCTGAGTTAGATGTATTGCCAGAGTTAATAACTCCAGTTTCTTTACCCTTACCAAATAGGTTAATATCTGAATCTGAACTTGGCTGGAGAGCTTGTGTACGAAGCTTTGTTACACGTTCAAGTACATCAGCTTGTGATTGTGTTTGGGCTCCAACGAATGTAGTATTAGGAGATAATAAGTCTAGTTTATCCTTGGTTGAATCCATTACACTAGAACCACTATTCTCAAGTTTATCAATCTCTTGTAATACTTGATATATGTCATACGCTGAGTACACTAATAATGCAGCTGTTAATAATGGTCCACCTAATACTGATCCTGCTAACAACGGCATCCGCATAGTGATCATACTAGCTAGTTTCTTCCAACCCATCTTAGCTGCTACTTTATTAGCTAATGAAAACAACTTCATAAAGGATGGACCAGAGGACTTCAATGCAGCTTTCTTAGCTGCGGTAGCAACAGCTTTCTTTTTAGTGGCTGAGACAGCCAACTTTTTAGATGCAACAGCGGCTGCTTTTGCGGCTGCTTTCTTGGCAGCTGCTTTCTTGGCAGCTTCTGCAGCTGCTTTCTTGGCTGCTTTCTTGGTAGCTTCTGCAGCTGCTTTTGCGGCTGCTTTCTTGGCAGCTTTCTTAGCAGCTGCTTTCTTGGCAGCTTCTGCAGCTGCTTTCTTGGCAGCTTTTGCGGCCAATTTCTTTTTAATTAGTGCATCAGCTGCTTTCTTAGCGGCATAGGCGGCAGCCCCTGTCTCTAATAAACCAGCACCAGTTGAACTCGGTACTACGGATTTAGGTATTACTCTATTACCACCACGACCACCCCTCTTACCGCTAGCACGAAGCACGATCTTTCTATTTTCCCTAGCTTCTTCTTTCCTTGCTAGTTTATCTCCTTTACCTTGATCCCTCAAGTCTTCTAACAGCATAACTGTCTTCTTACCTTGATCTACTTGAGTATCTTCCGCCTTTTTAGACTCGTGCTTGTTTGGGAGGTTTCCAATTAGTGTTTGCTGAACCTTTACGTGTTTCATGTACAGGTCAGCCATAGCACCTTCTCGTTGATCATCAGAAAGGTTAGCATCCCTAGTTATCTTAATGAATTCAGCCATAGCAGCCTGGTTACCAGGAATAACCTTTTCCAGAGTATCAAGCATGTGTTTAGTTCTAGGATCATTTCCCTCGATTAAGTTATTATCTTTATCGAACTTCATGTCTTTAAAGATGGCTTTAAGTACTGATAAATCGCGTGTTTGGGATTTGTCTTTAGTAGTCTTATCCCAAAGTTTTAATAATTCCTTCCTGGTTAGAGTCTCACCAGTTTCAGAGTTTTTAAATGAACCATTCTTATCGAGTCCTGAAACACTGGTTATGTTAAACTTTTCGAGGAAGTCCATTTGAGCCATACCTACAGAACGGTGTTTCTTAATGCCATCATTATGTTCTTTAGATGCAATCTTTAATCGATCAGCTTGTTGTTGTTTACTATTACCCATGAAGTCTGAATGAAATCTAATTACACCATCTCTAATAGCACGCAAGCCTGCTTCATTTCGAGCGTTCTGCTCAACCATGAACTTAGCTGAATCTTTATCAGTATCGACAAGTTCTCGAGTTTGCTTATCTGTTCTATCGATATTATCTTTGTTACTAACGCGGTCGTTAGCTAACTGCAATCCTTCAATTACGTTTAATACTTTAACGTTTTTGTTTAGTTCATCAAGAACCTCTCTCAATTTATCAAAACCTCCTTCAAGGTTCTTCATTGAATTCTTAGACTTATCTAAAGTAGATTGCATTCTATTCTGCTGCTCTTTATTTTTTAGACTTGATCCATTCCTATTTGCCGGCATTTGCTATGTCCTCGTTAATTTGCTTAATAAGTAGACTAGTGTAAATTTCACGTTCCCAAGGGAGCATGTTATCCAACTCTAATAAACTGTATTTGTGCTCCTCCATCAACGAAAAATTCATCCTATAATAGGACTCTAATGATTCATGCGAAAGAGCTATATAAAAAAATCTATAATTCCTGTGTAACTAAACTTCTCTTTATGTCCACACTTAGAACAAGTAAACTCACTTGAGTATTCTACGTATGGAGCCATTAATAAATAATCAACAGCTTGTTGAAACTGGGCATTACTAAACCCCTCTACAAACTCAATCCTTTCTTCAATTGGTGTGTCCGCTGCGTTATAGGTTTCTTCCCCATAATATACAACTGCTAAAGCTGTCGCGACACTTTTAATTAAAACTTCTGTATCTGAATCTTTACTATTATAATCAATTTTATTACCTAATGTAGGGTAATTCAATTCTAACGATAAGTCGTCAGACAATCTAATAATACCGTCTTTAGGACTATGATCAATAACTGTTACTGTACTAATATCAATAGTAACATCATTACTAGCATCACACTCTACACAAGTCTTAAGAATATCAATCTTATCACCTACACTCTTACCGCGTAATTGTAAGAAGATGTATTCCAAATCACAATTGGTTAATGTATTAACATCCCCTTTATAATCCAAACACTCCGCCACCAGATCGATTAATGCTGTTTGAATTAGATCCGAGTCTTCTGACTCTGACGCAATCATTAATATCTTTTCTTCCCTAACTAAATAAGGTCTGTATGATACTCTCTCTTTCGTAGAGGGTATAATTAAACTGTACTTAGGTACAGATAACTTTGGTAATGTATTCATAATATATCTCCATTATAAAATTTAAAATAATCCTTTCACTTGACCCACTGTAGCATCAAATATATCTCTGCCTTTTGAAACTAAATCGGTAAACCCGTCTAGCAATCCTACTTCTTCCCAATCATCAAATGATAATGTTATTGAACATTGTATTACACTATTCTCTGTTGTATTCGATAATTCAATTGCATTTACAGCAATAGGGAATGCATTCTTTAACTTAACAGAGTATGCTGGAATAACATCATTTGATGGTGTTAATTGTTGTATAGTAACATCTGTTACATAATCGTTCTTATAACTAACCTTTAAAGAGTCCTGATTAACCACTAATGATTGCCATGAATCAAAATACTTCTTAGCAAAGTAATCATTAGTAAGAATAAATGAAAAGGTAACCTCATCAACTAAGTATGAATAAGGTTTCTTAATAGCTTTATGTGTAACGAATGATTCCATTGCAGCAATACGTTTACCGGGCAACTGAACACTCTCACACAATAAGAACATATCCCGAGGATCATTAATAAATGCCATAGGGTCAACAGAACCACCAGACAGCAATGAACCAGCCACGTTAGATACTAAGCCACCAATATCCATATTGATTAAGCCAGGACCTAATGCATTCTTCATATTAGGGTGGGTAATATATATGGCGAATCTATTAGCTCTTGCTAAACCACCGCGTTTTCCGATTGTTGATTTTAAGGCATCAATGCCGACAGGTAAACTCATCTACCACTTACTCCTTGAATCTTTCCAAACTTTAGACTTCTTAGCTTTAGCAAAGTTCTCAGTAGGTAGGAATATTGCTATGTCCCACTCTGACGCTTCTACCTTCATTATCTTAGAATCCACTTGAGATGTTAAATAGTGTTTAAAACATGGAGCAAAGTATTTAAACTTAGATGCTCCTTTTAATAATGCATAACTCAATTTTAATCGAGTTGTCTCATCATACCTTTTATTATTAGCAATGGCCGACAAATTATCTAAGAATATAGCCCTTTGCTTTAATGGTAGGTAATGTAAGTTCAACCCATAGAATCCACCAGGAGCTTTATCAACCATGATGGTTAATGGGAACCTATCATAATAAGGTAAGGTCTTTCTATGCTTTGGATCATACGCATACATAAACATATCGCCAACTCTAGGGCGAGACTTCTTAACTAACCTATCGTCCTTCATCATCTTATGCATGTTAATCTGACCCATGCCTTGTACTTGTTTTCTAAACCACGTCTGCGCTTCTTTAGATCTTTTACTAAGACCTTTACGGAACGCTTCTGATTCTAGTTTATCGAATAAGCTACCCATATTTATTTGTATTGTTTATCATATTACTTATTTATAACTTTTTTTTTACCTTTATCCTTTTAAAAGACTTCCATATCTTCTTACCGGTTTTGGTCTTGGATACTTTGTTCTTCATAGTCATTAAGTTAATACCAAATGACTCTAATGTATTCTCTGTCCAGATCTCAAACTTATAACCTCTATCATCACAATACCTTTTAGCATACTTCCACTTAGAGGTATTCTTCATATAGGCTAAAGCTTCATTAAGGTTCTTTCTCTTAGGTGGTTGGGTTTGTTGGGCGGGTTTTATTTCAACCAAGACAACCTTTCCATCCATCCTCTTAATAGTTAAATCAATAAAATATCTATGAGGCTTCTTGTCAGTAGAACAAATGTATGGTATAATGGTCTCTTCTGAATTCCACCACTTAACCCAACTTTGCTTTTCAATCCACTTAAAGGTTTGTTTCTCCCAATAGGATCTGTATGTAACCTTAGTATGATCACCATTGTATTTTTCTGGATACTTAACTTTGTATTTTCCGCTGTAAGTTTTTCTCATAATCTGTATAAATAAGTATTATTCATAACTATTTATTCGACTATGGGAAACCCATTTCAAAGTATATCTGACACAGTATCTGATTTTGCAGGAGATGTTGCTGATGCTTGGAATCGTCCAGGTAAAACAAGTGGTGGTGAAGGTAAGTACTTATCATACCCCAATTCTTTAGGCAATTCATCTGAATCATCATTTGAGTTTAATTCAGATGTTGTAGATGGTGACCTTAATAAATACACAGACGCTAGGGCTGAAGATGGTGGTAGTAACTCTCCAGATCCTTTTATTATGTTCGAATTCTTTAGAGTTATAGAAC